GGCGGTGCCGGTCTGCAAGCTACGGCTTCGCAGTTAGGTACGGACACTATTAACAGCTTAAGCACAAGTTTTAATAACGGTGCTTCTACACTTGATCTGTCGGCGTTACAGCTTGGTACCAACACTACCAGCAACCTTACCACAGGTCTTACAAATGGAACCGCTACGGCAACGTCGGCGGCTACGAATGTGGGTACCCAGGTAGGAACCAGTCTTACTACCGGACTGGATACAGCAAACGCCCAGGTAGCAGCTTCTACACAGCAGCTATCACAAACACTTTCGACAGGTCTTACGACGTCAATAACGGACGCTTCCACACAGGCGACGACCGCTATTAACGAAATGGGTACAAATATCGGAACAGCACTTACAAGCGCTGTAGACCAGGCTTCAACACAAGCGACCACAGCAGTATCTACCCTAGGTACTAATCTGGGAACTGCCTTAACTGAAAGTCTTACGACAGCAGCGACGGGAGCCGGTGAAGCCGCTAACAATATCGGTACCCAGGTAGGAACAAGCCTTACACAAGGTTTATCTTCGATCAGCGCGAGCGCTTCCACGGCGGCTACGACTGTCGGTACTTCTGTACAGACAGCGCTTACTACAAGTATAGCAGCGGCCGGTACAGCAGCTTCCGCGACAGCACTTACGGCCGGTACGACTATGATACAGTCTTTGGTATCTGGTATTACTGGTATGACACCTACCGCCGTATCTACAGCAAACAGTACAGGTCTTAAGACGGTACAGGGGTTAGCCCTTGGTATCCTTGCCGGAACCAGTACAGCGGTATCCGCCGCAAAGACTGTAGTAAATGCTGTAACTGCAACCTTTAACAGTATTAACCTTCACAGTGCCGGTTATAACGCCGCCGCTGGTTTTGCTTCTGGCCTTGCTTCTGGTGCTGGTGCGATCTACGCACAGGCCCAGGCGATCGCGTCTACTGTACGTTCTACCATACAGTCGGCGTTACAAATTCATTCACCGTCAAGGGTAATGATGAAAATAGGACAGTATACCGGAGAAGGTATGGCTATCGGTATTGAAAAGATGGTAGGACAGGTACAGAGTGCTTCCGAACAGCTGGCTAACGGTATAACCGCACCAGTAACATACAATTCTGGAAATAGCCCAGTACAGGAAGTACAGAGTACGTTGTCAGATGTTCCGGCTTTAGCTGGAAATATCCCAGTAAGTCCGACAGGTAGCAGTAAAGCGGAAACGCTGAAAAAAGAAATTAAACTGGTAATTGAAAAGATTATTCTTAACGATACCGGCGACAAAGACAAAAAGCAGCTTGTAAAAGAGTTGCTGGAAGAACTTATAGAGGAACTGAAAGGCGCTGACGAAGTAATAAGCAGCGCAGACCTGGGGGTATTGTTATAAATGAAAGGCGATAAGACAGTTAATATAACTATCAAAGGTGGCGGCGTAATACTGAATATTCCAGTTATACCGCCAAAAGTCAACGTATCAGATGGTAGCAGTACGCCGAAAACAGTAACCATATGGAGAAAGGGAGAAGTCGATTTTAACGACGGTAAAAGCTTGGACGGCCTTAGCTGGTCGTCCTTCTTCCCTTCTCGTTATGACGCTTCGTACTGCAATAGCAAGAATTTGAAAACAGTACAATGGTACATCAATACTATAAACAAATGGAAGAACGCCGGAACTGTGGTACAGGTTATCATACCGGCTATGAATATCAATAGGTCCATGAAGATTAAAACCTTCCAGGGGGACTATGAAGGACAAGAGTTAGATTACTACTACGATCTGGAATTTAAAGAATACGTAAAACTTCCACAAGTGAAAGTAAAGGCGAAAAAGTATATCACTGTAAAGAAAAGGGACCCGAAACCAGTATCTAAACCTTCGACTTCCAAAAACAAGAAAAAGACCGCGATCAAGAAAGGCGACAAAGTACAGTTTAAAGGCGGACCGGTTTACATTTCTTCGGACGCTTCCAGACCAGCTGTAACACGCGGAAAAGCAAAATGTAATTGTACGATCGTAAACAGCAATAAACACCCATACCACCTTATACATTATAGCGGTGCTATGGTGTACGGTTGGGTTAATGCTTCTGATTGTGAGAAAATATAAAGGTAGGCTACATCAATGGGAAAACTACAGCTTAAAATAGATGGAAACGACTTTACGGGTGTCCTTGCTGATAACCCAGTTATTAAAGATCAGCTTAACGCTTGCTGCCGTACCTTGACTTTTAAGCTGTCTTTATATGGGAACCGCTTGGACCTCTTAGCCCATAAAGTAGAACTTTTCTATAAAGGGAAACGCTGGTTTATCGGTGAGATAAAAAAACAGAAAGAGGAACACGACGGCACCAACAGTATAACCGTATACGACCCGCTTTTTTTGTTTGGGAAGCACGAAGACGATTATTACTTTAAGAATCAGACAGCTACCCAGATTACAAAGAGCATGGCGAAAAAGATAGGGTTAAAGGTATATAAGCTGGAAAATACGAACGTTGTTATATCCTACGTTCTGTATAAGAAAGGCGCCCCGGATAAAATTATGGTAGACGTCTTAGCCAGAACGTGGAACGGTGGCGGCGACAAATTCTGGTTTAGGTACGACCCGGTACATGATGGGATTTTGTTAAAGCGCCGTACCGTACCAGAAATGATATGGGCGTTTAAAACAGGCGGTAACCTTATATCTGCCAGTAAAGAACGTAGCATAGAAGAAATGTATAACACGGTAAAGCTGATTAACCGGGAAACTGGAAAAACAGCCACGAAGGTTAATGCAAAAAATAAAGCCTTATACGGTAATACACAGTATTACGAAGAAATCAGTGACAAGGATAAAAATTTATCTAAGTTGGCAAAACAAAAACTTAAGTCTTTGTCTAAGATTACTTCTACTATGAATATGTCGGGCTTAAATTCAGACGGCGCTATGGGTCAGTTCTTTGTGGGCGACCCTATCTACGTAGAAGAAAAAAATACAGGCATAGTAGGCGGTTACTGGGTAAGAAATGTATCGCATACATTTTTAGCTGACGACGCTATACAACTGGATTTTGACCTTACAGCTACGGAAGATATACCGGAAATACAGTACGACAACAGTAAAAAGAAGTAAGCGGTTATTCGCATAAAGATTTTATAAAAGTAACGTCTGAGAAGGTATCTAAAGAAAGAAGGGATAGTATGTTAGGGTCTGTAGACGCACTAAGTACATTAAGGGGCAACGGTCAGAAAGATAGCGTACTGGAAGGGTTACACCTTTTACAAGCGACTTCCGCAGAGCCGAACCCGGCAAAATTTAAACTGATAGGAACAGAACTTAACATAGACGCCGGTATGTTTGATATACCGGTTTCTGTTTATCCGATCTGTAAAGGCGATCAGTTCTTAGCGTACCCACTGGTAGGGTCAGAACACCAGCGTTGGGGTATTGTAGCGAAAATCACAGGCAGCGGACGAACTGGCACTATGACGGGTTCTAACAGCTGTAAGGTAGACGGTGTAGCCGTGACCTATGGCGGCGGTAAGATTATGGCGCCTAAGAGCGCTAAAAGCGGTGATCGCGTAGCGGTCATTCCTTACGGTACGCCGGATAACGTAAAATACGCCCTGGTACCTATTGATTACAGAGTATATACGGAGTGTGGTTATTATGGCGGACATTGACTTAAGGGTACCGATATTTGACTTTGATACCGGGGAATTTGTAACGGGTCTTGACGGTACCGTAAAAACCGTAACCGGGTCAGAAGCCGTAGGTATGATCGCCGTAAAAGCAGAAGAAACCGAACGCGGCGTATTTCCTGTATACGGTGACTTTGAAAATGAAGAAGAAAACCACGTATACGGAAGCGACGTAAAAGCTTACGGTATTTGTGGCGATTATCCGAAAGACGTAAGGCTTTCGGAAGTAAAGAGAGCCGCAGAAGAAGCTATAGCCTACGACCCGTGGATAACAAGTGTAGACAGTGTTTCCGTAGAAGAAGGGGAAGATAAAAACGGAACCCCTTGTTTTATTGTAGACATTGAATTTACGGACATTTTCAGAAATTCAATTTTAGTAGAGGGGGTGGAAGTATGACAGAAAGACCAGAATTTGTACCCGTGTTCTTACAGTCCGCGACAGATATTAAAGAGTTCCTTTTATCCCAGATACCGGATACCTGGCGTAAGGAAGTCGGTGACTTTCCCTATGATATGATTATGCCGGACGTCGCCCAGGTAATGCAGCTGGAAATAGCACAGGACAGAACTTTACAGAACGCTTTCCCGCAGTTTTGCGAAGACGAACGCATGGACGAACACATGGAAATAAGGGGACTTACCAGAATCGAAGCCACAGCAAATAAAAGGGTGCTGTCTATTGTAGCAGACCCCGGCGTAAGAATCCCACAGGGTTACACCTTTACTTCCGTCGTTACAGACGAAGAAGGGAACCCGATAGAGTTTACCGCAGATCGTGAAACAATCTTTCTAAGTGATAAAGCTGTAGACGTTCGTATCACTTGTACACTGACTGGAAGCGAAGGTAACCTTGCTACTGGAAGTGAGTTTATCTTACAACCGCCTATAGCTGGCGTAACTTCGATCACTGATACAGGTACCGTGGTTATGGCTGCTGAACGGGAAAGCCTAGACGCTGCCTGGACAAGAATATTAGATAAGGCCGAAAACCCGGATACAGGCGGAAACGTTCACGACTACGAACGCTGGGTAGTGGATGGTTTCTATAAAGACTATGGTGTTAAGATCGGAAAAGTTCTTGTAGATATGTGCTGGAACAAAGACAACGGACACGACGGACGCGGTACGGTTCGCGTAGTCGTCGTAGACGATACTTACGGACCGCTGGATACGTCTATAGTAAATGACATTAAGGAATACCTGGACCCTAAAGCATATGAGGGGTACGGATACGGTAAGGCGCCTGGTGGTGCTGTAGTAACCGTGATAACGGGAACGCCTTACGACATTAACATTTCCGCCCATGTGGAATATGAAAAGAACGTAGACCGGGCGGAAGTCCTACAGCAGTTTACGGAACTTGTCACGGAATACGTGAAGTCGCGGGTATTTAACCGAAACGACGACACGAAAGAGTTAAGCCCTATCGCTTATAAAAAGATAGCTGCTATCTTAGGTACACTGTCTGGTGTCGCAAACTACGACGACCTTACAGTAAATGGCGGAACCGCGGATATAACGATAGAGCCATACGAAATACCTACCGTAAAGAAGGTAAGTCTTACGTGATACCTAAAAAACAGGACATTGTAATAAGCGATCGTACCGAAGGTATGGTAGAATCTTCCGCCAGTTACTACCAGGAAAGCCAGCTATTTTTTTATATCATAAATGCAAAAGCCAGGGGGTACGACCTGGTAAATGAAAAACAAGACGACTTAGCCCTACAGCTATCGCCACTTACGGCGACCTGGGGGCTTATTTTCTGGGAACAGTCCGTAGGCTTGCCTATGCTTCCAAACAGCGACTACGCTACGCGCCGACCTAAAGTATTAGCACGTTTGCAGAATTACGAAAACTTTGGCGCCCCTATGATACACAGAATCGCGGAAGCATACGGCGAAAAGATAAGGGTCTACATAGACCCGGCGGAATGTCTGGTTACTATCGTGTTCCAGCGCGGCGTACCTACATTCCTGGAAGAATTTAAAAAAGCTGTAGATAACATTATACACGCCCACCTGGGAACAGAGTACAAATTTGAGTACATCATAACAGGCGGTCTGGAAATGCTTACACAGTACCATGTTTACGGGTACAACGTGCCGGAAGCTGGCGCGTCTGCTATATGCGGTACCCTTCCTTTTACTGCCACAGAAGGGCGCTTATATAGTGCCAGCCTTGGTGTTTCTGGAAAGGTAGATACCGTTCTTCGTGACTATGACCAAACCGGGACGATTGCCAGCGGCCCGCTACCTTTCGTGTCTACGGAAGGGCGCGTATATCGTACCGTGATAGCGGAAGCAGTAGACGGCACTTATACCATAGAAACTTATAAACAATCCAGCGAAGTTACAGAAACCGGTACCATACCGTCGGTAACTACGGAAGGGCGTATTTACAGTGCTGTAATGTCTGTGAAAGAAAGCGACGCCGTAACAAGTACCAGATATGTACAAGCTGGGGAAATGGAAACGGGGGATAAACGCCTATGATTGAACAGAAAGGACTTGCTGTATTTAATAAAGCAGTCGCAGAAACGATTACAAGGGCAGTATGTACGATCAGTGGCAAGGATTACACACTTCCGATCAAAAGCGTAACAGTGGAAGGCGCTACGTTTAAAGTAAACATTTATTTAGATGATACTTTATCTGGTACCGTAACAAACACGAAGCTGTACGACAAAGACGGAAACTTACTTATCCAGCGCCAGGACGTCGTACCAAAACCAGAAGAAAAAAATCTTCTGGTAGTATTCCAACTTGAATTAAGAGAGGTGGCCTTATGAGTGAAGAAGTAAAAAGAGAGGTACAGACCTGGGACCCGGTAGAGTGGTTAGACCGTATTATTAACGGTGAACAGACTTATACGTTACAAGAAGTACCCGGAAACAGCGGACACTATAAGCTGGTTCCAGACAACGTAGAAGTTATCCAGAAGGGTACACCACTTTCACAGTCCAGGCTTAACCGTATGACTGACGGTATCAGCTTTTCACATAACGTTATCGGTGTTATTGCTGCCGAAGCGCTTAGACAGGCCGGACTTGCACACAAAAACAGACAAGTAGATTTTGAAAAACGTTTCTTACAGGGTGAAGCCACTATTACCGGAACGCCTGAGGGATATTTTTCTACTACTTATCCGTTCGTCCTGGTACCTATTCCGGCCGGTACAGAACATATACAAACAAATACGCCACACTATGACGTTACTTTGTGTGTGACAGCTGCCGACGACATTGGAAAGGTAAACCTTGAAGTTTACGATAAAGCAAGTAACGGCTTTAAAGTAAGAAACTTAGGTAGTGCGAAGTCTGTAAGCTTTACCTGGACGATCATTAACACAAATATTCAGTAAGGGGGTAATAACAATGAGAATACAGCACGTAAACAGTGGTACTAAGGCGAAGTGGAAAACAAAAGGAACCATTTTACAGCTTACCGTACCGGGCGTAGAGCCTATCGAAATCGACCTTAACGAAGAATTACAGGACGTAGCTGTAACCGTAGACGTAAGCCTTAATTCCGGCTTTACAGCACTGGAAAAGGGCGTAGGTAACTGGTATGTAGCGTCCGTAAAAATCCCGGCAAGGGAATATGATTATCAGCCGACAGGCGAAACAGACGACGAAGGCTACGACATTCTGGAAGAAGTAGCTTTAGACGTAAACATGAGGGACGTTACTTTATGCCTGTGGGGTATCCCAGATATGACCCAGACACAGAAAGAAAGCGAGGTAAAATAAATGGCTTTTACATTTTCAATTAAGGACACATACAGACAGGCTGTAGAAGCTGCCAGCGGTGGAAAGCAGACAGTATTATACGACGACAAAGGGTACCCGTCTATTATGAATATTATCCCGAAGCTGTCCTATAAGGACGTCGGTTTATCTGACAGCACAAAAGCACTTCCGGCGTTCATGGTTGACGACGCCGAAAAGCCGGAAATCTTCGTAGGTACCTTTATGGCTATGGTACATGACGGAAGGGCGTGTAGCCTTCCTGGACAGGTGCCGAAAGTTTATACCAACATGGACCAGGCTATCGCTTATTGTCGTGCAAAAGGTCCGGGCTGGCATTGTATGACAAACGCGGAATATGCCGCTATTGCCCTTTGGTGTAAGGCAAATGGTTACTACCCACGCGGAAATAATAACTACGGCAGCGATCATGGTTACCCACATGAAAAGTGCAGACCTGGAACTGTAGGAAGCGACGGACGTATTAACCTTGGGCTTACTGGTAGTGGTCCGAACAGCTGGA